TTGCTCTGAAGGACCCAGTGCATTTTGACGTTCCAATCACATCGATTCTATACCACGACTCAAGCGCTGTAAACGCTAGTTCTGATCGCTGGAGCGCCGAGGCGCATGCCAGAGCGGCTCATGCGAGCCCCCGGCTGCCCGGCTGCCCTCGCGTTCGACATACATCGCAGGCAGACGAAAAGGGCGGTCCATCGACGATGGACCGCCCAGTTGTACCCACGTTTGGCGATCTTACGTCGCCTCTTCGTCGGCGTCCAGTTGCTTCGGGGGATCGCATGGGCGGCCGGCGTTGTCGAACCACTTCTTGTTCGCGAAGAAGCGCTTGGTCTTGAACGGCTTTCCGTCTGGGCCTGCGACGGTCACGTACTTCACCTGGACCGTCCCGTCCCAGAGCGTGCGTCCGTCCGGCATGACGTACCTGAGCTTGCCGTGTTTGTTCGAATAGATCCGATCTCCATCGGTCGCGTAACCGAGGTCCGTCGAATTGGACCTGCGAGCCAGCTTGGTCTCCTTTTCGAGCTCTTCGGAGATCTTTCTCTTGATGTCAGTGAATTCCGCCATGCGCCTATCTATTCCAGATCCAGAGCGAGTCACAGTCCGACGGACCTGACGATGTCGGACACCCTGGCCGACACCTCTGGACACAATTCGACGCGTCTCATCCAGTATTCCACGTCGAACGAGAGAGACATCCTCTCCAGCTGCGGCTCCGTTATTTTCGCCATGAGGTCTTCGAACCTCTCAGAAGAGACCAGAAGCCACGGGCTTATCCGTCCGACTTCGAGAGCAGACGAGAGTTCACCAGGAGTTATCGTCTTGAAGAACTCTGACAGCTGGACTCCCTTCGCGTCGCAGTGACGAGCCGCGACCTCGAGAGACCTGAGGATCGCTCTCTCGGCGTCTTCGCTCTTCGAGATGTCCGACCTATAGCGCTCTGCGACGCCGTCCTTGAACCAGTCAGAAGCCGGGATCCTCTTGTCGGTCAGCCAGCGCAGGTATTCGACGGCCGACCCGAGATAGATCTCCGTCGCCCTCCTGTCGAGGTTCACGAAGATCTCGAAATACGGGCTGCGCTGGAATTCTGGCATGCTCTTCGGTTTCTTCGAGAAGCCGTTGTACATGAACCAGAAGTCGAACAGCGCATAGCTCCTCCTCAGAGCCGCTGAGCCGATGTCTTCTGCGACGGTCTTGCGCTTGCACCTGTGGTTCGATATCCCCTTCTGGGTCTTGAAGGAAGCGTTGCAATATTGACAGCCGATAGCATCGACCACCGTGAGCCTCATCACCTGAACCAAGAGGAGATCCTGCTCCAGAGGCTCTTCTTCGTGGTCTCTGATCGATGATCGCCGCGCGGTGAAGAGCCGCCAGAGCCGCCAATCGACAGCTTCGCTCGCAGCACCGCTGCCGTAGGATATTTCTCGATTTGCGCCTGGTAGTGTTCTTGGCCGATGCGTATCAGCTTTGCAAGCTCCTCGGCGTCTTCTGGCGTGGCGTCACGAACCGTCATCGACATCTCCCTTCAGCTTCTTCATCATCTCGTCGTCCCATCCGCACGATCTCGCCATCTCGATCACGGCCTGCGGGCCGTTGAGCTCGATCCAGAAATCCGCTTCGTCGTCCGAGAGGTGCGGCCACACCTGCTGGACCGGCTGCCTGCAGAGCGCACCCTTCTTCTTCTTTGGCCCGCCTATCCAACAGTGCCTCATCTTCTTCCTGGCGCCGGATGCGGCGAGGAGCTTGCACTGCAGCTCCCTGTGTTGTCCGAGCTTGAAGTAGCCCGGATTGACGATTTCGTTCGTCGCCTCGAGACAGTATTCCTGCTCGACTCTCGGCCCCTCGACGGCCGACATCCACCTGAGCGCCGGAAAACCGACGAAGCTCTCCAGTTCTTTCTTCGCGTCGGCGTCCGCTGTCGCCTGATACACGGTCTTGTCGCCGACGTCTAAGCGCCTGAGCACAGAGAATATGTCGAGCGGCCTCCGCTTGGCGATCATATCAGCACACCGACGTTCATCGTCTCTGGGACCTTGAGCTTCTCTCCAGCTACGATGCAGATGGGACCGCGCTTCGAGCGCGAATCGACGTCGATCCTCTGCGGCGGGTCTCCGATTGGCATCAGAAGCATTTCTGTCGGGTTCATCGTCGGATAGACCCAGGTCATCTCGATGAACGCCTTGACCCTGATCGGCAGCATCGACGGCATGTAGCCGTCGATCGGGTTGATGCAGAACGCGCACAGGTCCTTGCTCAACACGTCTTCTATGGCCACGACCTCTGCTTGGTCTGCGTAGGTCACCATGATGCTCCAGTGGTCTGGCACGAGTATCGAGTACGGTCCGATCGCCAGAAGCGCGGCTCTGGACGTATACTCTTCGACCATTATGACTTCTCTGAAGAAGTAATCTGGCCCGTCGTTCTTCCCGCTGCCACGCGTCTTCGCGAAATCGAGCACGCAATAGCGTACCGGGACGTTCTTCGTCACGGTCTCGAGGTCTACCCTCGCATTATTTTCATCGAGAACGATCACGTCAGTACGTCACTTTCAGGTGCGTGTATCTGAACTTGGCATCGTCGTAATACTTCTTCCGCTCTCTCATGTGCCGCGCGCTGTACTTGGAATCTGAACAGACGTCGTAGATCTCGACGCTCTCCTTGTCTCCCTCCACGCGCCTGAGGCCGCGGCCGATCGACTGGATGACCTCGATGAAGTTCTTCCCTGCTTCGAACAAGAACAGGTTGAAGATCCTCGGAATGTCGATTCCGGTCGACGCGATGCCCTTCGTGCAGACCAAGATCTTTCCGTCTGCCGACGACATGGAGTCGTATTCCTGCTTCCTGGTCTTGTTCTTCGTGCTGCCGCTTACGAACACCGCCTTGTCGCCGAGCAGCTCAGCTAGTCTCCTTCCGGTCTCCACGTTCTTGACCAGGACCATGGTATTCCCGCTCTCGGAAGCCTCGGAGATCATCTCTGCAACCCACCGCAGCCTGTCCTTATCGTGCGTCAGCCTCTTGTATTCCACGTCGTACTCGTACGCGTCTTGTCCCCTCGGCAGGCCGTCCTTCGTCTGCACGATGTTGATGTGGCTCTTGGCGAGCACTCCGGACGTCTGGAGCTCCCACGTCGTCTTCTCGAACACGACGGGACCCATCGCCGCCAGGACCCTCGCTCTATCCAGGTCGTTGTCCGGCAGCGTGCCGGTGAATCCGAACCTCCTCGGGGCCTTCGCGCCGGGACCGGTCATGATCTCTCCGAGCACGGAAGCCTTTACTCGATGGGTTTCGTCGACTATGATGCACGAAGCTCCCTCAAGGAGTTCTGGAAAATTGTCGAGAGACTGCCACGTCGTGATCGTGACGCGTTCTACGGCCTTGACGGAGCCGCAGAATTCTCCGCACGGAACTATGCCGAGAGCCCTGAAGCTCGCGGCCGTCTGAGACACGAGGTCGACCGAGGGAACGACCACGACAACCCGGCCGTATTCTGAGAACCCCCGAGACACCGCGGCGCACACGTAGCTCTTGCCGGCACCGGTCGCCATCTTGAAGATCCCGCACGTGAGCGAGAACGCCATGTTCGCCGCCGCGACCTGGTACTCTCTCAGCATCGGAGCGCCCTCCAGGTGAGAGAAGCTGTCTTCGGCGATCGGCTGCGGGTCTGGAACGAAGTCCTGGCGCTCGTCGATGACGTCGAGCTCGTAACCGTCCTCCTGGATGAGGTCTAATACGTCCGAATCGAGGAGGTTGACGTAGAACCACCCGTCGTTGAAGAGCTTTACCTTTCCGTTCCATCGACCGAGCTGATAGCTCGGCATGTGATACGCGCCGGGGACCGTGAACGTGAAACGCTTCTCGAGCTTCTTCGCCGTCGTCGCCGATAATCCCTGGATCAGGCAGTTGACCTGATCTTTGATCACGATCCGACAGGTCTTCACACCTGGACCTCTTCGAGGCCGGCGACGCGCAGCTTGGTCACGTTGTTGAGACTGTATCCCCGTTGTTCCAGAGACTTCAACAGCGCGCCGAATTGCTTGTAGACGTACTGGACGTCGAGTATGATCTGATCGTACATCTCGACCGTCTGATCGCAGTCTGCCAGAGCCTTGATGTCGTTCGCCGTCAGCTTCGTGTTCGTCGGCGGGTTGTCTGCGAACTCTTTCAAGACCTGCCCGCGTCGAGTGCGACGGAGCCTCTCGAACAGCTCCAGTATCGCGTCTAGGTCAGTGTGCATCGAATCGTAATACGCGACGAAACCAGGTTGCGTCTGATTGGCGCGCATCAGGCTCCCAGAGATATCCGTCTTGTTGAAGCCCTCGTCGAGCTCGGAGAGGTACCACTTCAGCGCATCGACAACCTTGGCGTTGTCGCTGCTGACGATGTGGTACCACCTCTTAGCTATGCGCGTCATTCGACCTCTTCTTTGGATTCCGCCTTTGCGGTCTCCTTGGACGAAACCAGTCGGTCGGAATCCGCCAGAGCCATGATGGCATCTGCGTGTTGCCTGAAATCCGCTTCTCGAAACTTGATTTCTTTCCCGTCGAGCGACGCGTACGAATACCACCCGATGCTCGGGTTCGAGATGTCTCCGATGTCGCGCATGAGGTTGAAGAGCCCAGAATATGGATCGAGCCCGTCTGGATACGGGACTTGGACCTCCACCGACGTGTTTGGTTGGCTGAACCTGCTCTTGTAGACCTGGACCTTCGACCTGATACCGACGATGTCGTTGCCCTCGCGATCAGACACGTCGACCTGAGCAGACTTCTCTATCTGCCTGACCCTGAGCTTCATCTTGTTGACCACGAGAACCAGCGACGCCGCGTATTCAGGCCCGCGCCCGGATGTGAGCTTCTCGTCCGGATCGTATTTGTCGGTGGACGCCATCGTGTGGACGACGGATATCGTGAGGAGCGGGAGCCTCGTCGCGAGGTGGGTTATCGCCGCGATGAGGTCTTTCTTCTGTTTCGGGTTCTGGCCCTGGTCGCCCTTCACTTCGCCTTCTGTCGCTGCCGACATCTGGCTCTCGGTGAAGAGCATTCCGATCGAATCGATCACCACGATGATCGGTTGGGGGTTCTTTTCCTTGCGCATGACGGCGGCCGTGTCTGCGATGATGCTCTTCACGTCTTCGATCGTGGCGATCTCGGCGTAGATCAGCGCGTCGTCGGATGTGTCAACGCCGAGCGCGTTCAACCACTTCTTTCCGCTGACACCGGTGGTCGCCTTCTCGGAATCGAGCCATATGACCATGGCATTGCGCTCTTTCTGCTCTTTCGCGCAGATCGTCGCGGCTATCAGAGACTTGCCAGAACCGGACATCCCTCCGATCGCCACGGACCTGCCGTAGAGCAGACCGACTCCGTACCGACCGCTGGCGAGCTTGTTGATCGCGAAATTGCCGATCGTTCCCCAGAGCTCTTCCTCGACGAACCCGAAGAACGTTGTCGCGCTGGGCTTCTTCGTGATGGCTTTTCTGAGATTGGCCGAAAGTGACACGAATCGATCTCCTGTGTTTGGAATCGTGCGGCGCCGCACCGAAAAGTGCGGCGCCGCCAAGATCTAGTTCTGGGTGCGGTTCTTCATCGCCCTGAGGCGGCTGAGGACGTCCGCAGGCTGGCCAGAAACCTTCTCGACCTTCGCCTTCTGCGAATCGACGGAACTCTCTGCGGCTTCGTCGTCGTGCTCTGGCTTCGACTGAGTGGTCTGTGCCGGCTGTGCCTGGGATCCCCTGATGCGCTGGAGCGCAGCAGACGTCGCCGCCGGAGACGCCTTCGCGACCGGCATCGGCGGCGAATCGTCCGCATCGTCAGCGTCGCCGCGTGCGGCGTCCTTGCCGTAGGCCTTGAAGTGCACGTCCCACGCCGGATCCCACTCTTTTCCGTCCATGGCAGCGTGGAGCATCGTCATCTGGATCGCGAAGGCCTCGTCCGAAGGCCTCTGGGGGAATGCGGTCTTGAGGTCGATGAGGCCGTACTTCTCGATCGCCGCGATCTCGTCGTTCGTGAGACACGACGACTGATTGGCCCACTGCGACGTCGCGTAGCTGTCCCACTGGCCGTCCTTCGTCTTCTTCACGACGAAATTGGTGCCGTTTTCGAAGTCGTCCGGAGAGCACTGGAACATCGTCTCCTCGTTGGTGCTGAGGAGCGTTTCCTTGATGAAGCCGTGCATCTTCTTGTTGATGAAGAACTTGCGGATGGGATTCTCAGGCGCCGGATTCTCCTGCCACGAGGACTTCCGGACGAAGCCGGAATAGACGTAGCTGCGCTTGGGCCAGAACCTCTTGGCCGTCTCTTCGTCAGACTTCCACAGCGGGCGGAGCTCGTTCATGACCGGGCACGTCTTGGGCCCGTCGTACATCTCACGGCACGGCATCGTGACGGTCACCGGGCGCTGGGGCTGCCTGGGATCCGGAAAGTTCCACTTGAAGAGGATCTTTTCGACCCAGGGATAGGGATTGTTCTCATCCTTGTCGGGGAGGAAGCGGAGCACGCAGCTCTCTCCGACCTTGATATTCCAGAACGGGTAGATCGAAGGATCTCTCGAACTCCCGCCGCCACCGCCAGCAGCGGATTCTGCGAGCTTCTCTCTCATCAGTTTCAGTCGTTCGATACCGGTCGTCATCTTGAGTTTTCTCCGTGGTTCATCTGTGGTATACAAAGGAGACAGACATTTCTGTCACAATGGTTATTTAGTCCGATCCGTGCGGCCACCACCGAGATTCTCGGAGTCTGGTTGACTAAATCGTAGCACGACAGACGAGGTCAGAAACGATGAAGCTCATAGAATTGCAGCAGCGGCTCCGCGCCAGCGGTCGATATCCGCACGATATAGACGGGGTCTGGGGACCGAATACGAAGGCCGCGGTCCAATTGGCCATGACGGACGGCCCAGACACGAAAATAGGCAAGAACGAGCTCATCCAGTCGGCCGAACGGCTCGGCCTGACGTATCCGCACGTGAAGGCCGTGGTCAGCGTGGAATCGTCCGGTGCCGGCTTCTATCGAGGACGCGCGACGATACTCTTCGAACCGCATCGCTTCAGCAGGACGACCAAGCACGCGTTCGACAAGACGCACCCGTCGGTCTCGTATCCGAAGTGGGATCGATCGAAGTATCCGAAGTCGCAGGAAGCTAGGTGGGAACAGCTCTTCTTGGCGGTCAGCCTCGACGTGGACGCTGGGTTCGCCTCCGCATCGTACGGAATGTTCCAGATCCTCGGCGAAAACTACCGAGCGTGCGGTTTCTCGACGCCGTTCGATTTCGCCGAGGCGCACGCGAAGGACGAACAGATGCAGCTCGTCGCGTTCGAGAGGTTCATCACGTCTCAGAAGCTCGTCGCGAAGCTGAAGGCGAAGGACTGGGCCGGCTTTGCCGAGGCGTACAACGGCACCGCATACAAGCTCAACGGATATCACATCAGGCTCGCCGAGGCATACGCGGCCGCCGGCGGCGCGTGATGCAGACGTTCCTCCCGTATCCAGACTTCGTCGAATCCGCGCGCTGTCTCGACAGCCGCAGGCTCGGGAAGCAGCGCCTAGAATGCCTCCAGATACTGAAAGCTCTCGGCGGCAGTGGCGGCTGGTCTTCCCACCCGGCAACGAAGATGTGGTCTGGCTGTCAGGACGCCCTCAAGGCGTATTCCAACGCCTGCGTCTTAGAATGGACGGCGAGGGGATACAAGAACAGCATGGCGATCTATCAGATCGACGGGACGCCGACGATGCCGCGGTGGCTCGGAGACGAGAGGTTCCATGCGTCCCATCGCTCGAACCTCCTCAGGAAGGATCCCGTCCACTACGGTCGGTTCGGCTGGTCGGAGTCTCCGGACCTAGAGTATCACTGGCCGGTGTGATCCATCGGCCTGGGCGCATACATACATCAACTCGCAGCCTCGTAAAGAGCGTCTGCTTCCCGCGAGGGAGTGACTGGCGGAGGGGGTCTCAGAGGCCCCTTCCGTCTAATCTCTCGTCGCGATCTACAGGCATCCTCCTGAGTGGAGCCAGAGCGCACGCGATGGCGAACAGAATTCCCAGGACGATTATCGATTCCACGTTTTCGATCTCCTCTAGAAGATCGGCACGATCGGCTGATCGTCGGAATCTTCTTCTTCGTCGCGCTCTTCGGAAGCCAGCTGGACGTGCATGTTCTCTTCCAGGTCGTCGACCTGATATTTAAGCTCGTCTAGGAGGTGGAGCATTATCACGCAGCTCATCACGCGGTCGTCCTTCGATCCGTGTTTCGCCTCGTAGCCCCTACCGATCCTCACGAAGTCCTTCAGTTCGGAGACGAGCGCCTTCGACCTCGGCCTGAACCGGCCTCGCTCGATCAGCTTCTTGAGCTGCATGACGAACTGGAGCTTCGTCGACGCAGTCGTCTTCAGCCCTCGCCCTGGGTTGCTGCTGGCGTCTACGAGGTATCCCGGAAAGCGCTCTTCGCCCTCGAGGACGATCGCATTGATGATTCCTATCCCGAGGCCGTTTGTCTCTACGGAGTAGTAGATCTCCGGCTCGCCGACGTGGTCTCTGTCTGCGTCCTGCGCGTCGTAGATCCTCTTCATCGCCCTGATGAGCATCCGCGTCTGTTCGATCTGATCGGCCTTGGCCGAGGCCCACTCTGCGACCTGCCTGAGGTCCGGCAGGGACCACACCTGCACGACCGCCTGGTCTCTCCCGACGCCCTCTGATGGGTCTATCACGATGGCGTGCACGACGTTCGGCCTGATCTCCTCGTACCACTCCATGCCGTATCGATCGACGAACCTCGGCTTTCGAGCTCCGGCGTTCAGCTGCAGGAGCTTGATCGGGTCGATCAGAGTAGCTTCGGCCGAATAAAAGCGACATTCGAACTCGCGGAGCCAGTCCGTCTCGGTGAAGCCCTCGAGCATGATCTTCTGCTTGAACTTCTCGTCTCTGTCCGGGTGTTCGGCCCAGTGCACGAAGATGCGCTTGAACCCGTAATTGAGCTCCTCGCCTTCGATCGGTTCGACGTGGGCGTCCGATGTCGACTGCGATTCGATCGCCTCGTATATCGTCTCGTATGCCTCTTCGACTTCGCCCTGTGATATCGTCTCGTCTGTCCACCCGTAGCTGTCGTCGTAGTCTTCGGCTGTGAACCAGATGCGTGCGAAGCTGTCTTCGTCTGTGTCTGGAGTAGAAGTGATGATGAGCCGCCCGCCCGTGGAAAGCGTCGGGAGCGTCGACGTGTAGAACGCCTGCTGGATGGACGGCCTGACCTTTGCGAACTCATCGAGATACAGACAATTCCTGCTCACCAAACCGTTGGTGTAATAGAGGTGGTGTTCTCCGACGTTGAGAAGATCGACAACTGTCTGGTTAGAACCAACCGATATTTCGTTCACGCGCATGGGACCGGAACTGGTCTCTACTAGAGAACCGACGACCAACTCATCCGCGCGGATCTCCTTTCCATTCGAGATGAGAACGTGATTCTGCGTGCACGTGATGTGCTCACGCCCGACGGTGATGTCTAGAGTGCTCTTGTCTCTGCTGAGAAGAACGCCGTCGAAAGGTCTGAAGCCCGTGGGAGTCAGAACTTCGTATTTAGATTGCCAGACGATCTTGCGATCGTCGCTCATCTCGAACGTGATCTTTTCGTGTATCCCGGGGGACAATCTTCCGGTCTGCAGAAGATCTGATGGCCCTCTGAGCTCACGAAGTACTTTTCCCCGATACGAGCGGCCGATTGCCTCGCACGCGTCTCGTCCGAGCGTTTCATGCCTCGATGCTTTTCGGCAGTCTTCCTGATCTTCTCTCGATCCCTGTTCTGTGGGTCGACCGATTTGATATGGAATATTTCTCGATCTGCTAAGGTTTCTAGATTCTGACACACTTCCAAAATTCTCACTGAGAAAGCTTTTCGTCCGTACTTCTTGATTGCTTTCGAAAGATGAGTTCCAGAACCAAGATACGATGGATCGAAGTCCCCATTTCGCTTCCCGATGTATTTCTTGCCGTTTATTTCGTTCGTAGTCTCGTACACGTATCCGTGATAGGAGTTCGGAGATTTCGATTTCTTCTGTGACACGAGTTTCTATGTCTCTGACTGTTATCTTGGTCGATAGAGCGACGCACGAGAGCGACAGCCCGCGACCGGTGTTCTCCGTGGTCGTGGTTCCCTCGATGAAGCTGTTGTTGTCGAACTTCACCGACATGACGTTCCAGACGACGATGCCGGGCTTTATGAACCAGGGACACTCCTCGTACATGAAGCGGAAGCGCTCCATGATCTCCTGAGCTCCTCGACCCTTGTTCGAGGCCACGAGGACCTTCTGATCCTCTTGGAAGATGCAGAACCAGAGCAAGAATGCAGCGGCAATCGTACTGTTGTGGCTCAATATTTCGTTCGTATAAAATCTATGATCTACGCTGTTCACCGTCACGTCGAACATGTTCTCGGACCGATCTGTCTTCTGAAGATGGACAACCATCTCAGGACCAGCCTCGGTCATTATCATGCTTCCCGGGACGCAGTCTTTCGCAAAGATTTCATTCAGCGCTGCGTCGAAGAGGATGTGATCGTCAGCGCACTCTAGAGTCTTTCCAGAGAGAGTCTTTAGGATCCAGACGTTATAAGGTACGGTCATCTGCACGGAAGACATCGGCTGCCATCCGCTATCGGTCATGACCTCCCACCCATCGAGGGGAAGGACCTCTATGAACTTCCTGGAGACCCCGTCAGATAGGAGAGGCACATTGCGACGACCCATTGACGGTTTTTCGCGAAGTCGACTTCTCGTACGTGCAAGACCTGCCAGCCGTCCGCGCGGCACATCTCGTCCCTGAGTTCCGAACGGCTCTTGTTCACAGAATCGTTCAGACGGCCATCTCGATGCCAATACGTCCCGTCGAACTCGATAATCTTCTTCTGAGCGACGTCCACGAAGTCCGGCATGATTGACTTCCCGCAAGTGAGCGTCAACCGAAGCTCCTTGTTCTTGTAGCCGGTCATGTCCGGTCGTTCCCACTCCGCGAAGTATACGTCGCCCGAGTGATGCTTCATGATGGCCCTGAACAGCTCCTGGCTCACCTTCGAATAATTGTTCTTCTTGTATGACCTTATCCAGCGAGCCTGCCGATCGCTGAACCGTCTCGCTCCTTCTTCTGGACCGTGACGAGCTATGAGCTTCTCCAGGGTAAACGTGCGCTGCCTCTCCGAGAGCATCTTCTGCGCAATCTCTTCGTCCCCACCGCTCTTCTTCAAAAAGTACTCGAGCGTCGTCGGAACGTTTCCGTTCCGCGATTTGGTCTCGAACGCCCGCGTCGCGGCAACTGGATCGTAGTTCTTTCCACGTTTCGAGAAGGGAGATAATTTGCCGCCATGATCGTACCACGGGTTCTTCTCTCCCCTCGCTCGCTCGGACATCTCGGTGCGTTGCTCCGGTGTGATCTCCCGATCTTCCCAAAGGCTCTTCGCATACTCCTCCGAGTGGGTCTGGCCGTGTTTCTTCGAGTACTCTTCTGGGGTGATGCCGTGCGTCAGCTTCCCACCACGTGTGTGGAGGTGAGCGATCAATGAAGTCGAACGAAGGCCGCAGATCCTGCACTCGACCCAAATCTTTGGATTGTGATCCGAAAACTTCTCGCGGCTCTTTGCAATATTGTTCGCCGTTTTGCAAATCAAACAGCGTGTCAGGTAGGTATTGTGTGGAAGACACTTCTTCCTTGCGCCTGGCATAGAATTCTCCGATCGTGACTGTATTTGGAGCTCCGTCAAAAAACCTTACTTTTATCTGAGTATCTATTGTAAAACATTTTCCACTTTGTCTGCTCGACATTGTTATCAGGCGGTCGTTGGCGACGTATGCCCTGACCATCCGCTTCTGATACTCGTAGAGCTTGAGCAGGACTCTGCCCCTCATCGGGTGCACTACGTAGCAGTAGTTCTCGATGAAATATATCGGATCGACCATGCACCTGGCGATCTCGTAGATCTTGTCCGGATCTTGATAATCGACAGACGTATAATTCGGCGGCTTGATCTTCCCGCCGTCTGCTTCGCTCCTGAAGGCGGCCATGTCAGCTCGAGACGAGTCTTCCCTTCGGGCGAACTCCGTGCGGCCCAGACTTCGCGACTATCGACCCGTCGCGCCTCTCGACGACGTAATATCCCCTACGGACGCGGTCGCCGGTCGCCTCTTGGACGCCGACGTGGGTCATGATCTCCGGGAGGTCGACCTCCGTGGCCTTCGCGTCTGGATTCTCTCCCAGCTCGTCGATGAGGTCGCTTATCCTCTTCTCTCCGACCAGCGACTGCGGATCGTCAGATCTCGGCTTGGCAACGCGGCCGCTTGTCATCGCCGCTGCGATCCTGCCGAAGTCTGGCGCGTATTCCGCCGAATTGTCGGACACCTCGCCGTCGCAGCTGACCGACAGTCCGTTCGGGTCGATCTTGAGCGCGAGCGAGACCTCCTGCGCCAAGACCGACGGCGACGGGAAGCGCATCCCGAGCAGCACGCACTCGACCGTGCAGATCTCGCACATCCCGTACTTCTCGGACGGACGCATCGGCTTTCTCGACGCGACCGCGCACGAACCGGTCAGCCCGTACGGGAACATGGCCCTGTCTATCGCCTTGAGCTGGTCTGGAGACGGGCAGAACGGAAGCTCGATCTTCACCTCGAGCTCGGCATCGGCCATGCTCATGTATTCGTACAGGCTCATCATTTCGCCTTCGTTCCCCTCTTCTTCGGTACCGGATTCTTCGGCTCCGCATTTGGCGCGTCGCTCGGAGCGCTGCCGCCGTCGTTCACGTCTCCTGGTTCAAGCGGCCTGGTCCCCGGGATGTGGTTTCCGTTGGCGAGCTTCGGCTCCTTGGCGTGGTGTTCTTCCGTGTTCTGGACGGTGTAGATCTTCGTAGACGCCGTCTTGCTGTTTCCCCCTGGCCTGACGAGGATCGTCCTGTTGATCAGGGCGTGCCTCGGATAGTAGTTGACTCCGTTGGCCGGGATCCAGATAGACTTGGCCACGAAACCCCTCGGCAGGGACTTGATCGTCGCCGGCAACAGGACGCCGCCGTCGATCTCCAGGTTCTCCGGCAGCTCCGAGATCGGACACCCGTCCAGTATGAGGGCCGGGACCGTCGTGACCTTCCCGATCTTCGTGTTCGGAGCCAGCGCCCTGAGCTTGCTGTTCGTCGCCTTCAGCCCGTTCGGGAAGTTCGTGACGAGGAGCTCTGTGATCGGACAGCCGCTCACGTCGAAGAATTCTTCGATTCCACCGATAACCTTCAGCGACGGGTGGACGGCTTTCAGGTTAGAATTCGCGGCGTTGAGGCGCCCGATGGAACAGCCCGGACCGATCTCTTCGATGCCGGAGCCGTTCTGCTTGAGCTCGCCGGTGATCGTCGCGTTGCGGATGCTCTTGATCGACGTGTCGGTGACTTCCATCGACTTGCAGGTAAAGTCGGTGAGCTGCTTGATGTTTCCGCCGCCGGCAGAGATGATCTTGAAGTTCCTGCCGACCTGCATTCCAGGCGCGATGGACGAGATTCGGCCGCCGCGAATCGTGAGATCGTTCATGACCGTGAACGGGACCTCGATGTCCCAGTTGTAGCCATCGAACACGACATTTTCGAACGTTATGTCCTGAGCGAATTCGATCTCGCGGTTCGGGTGGTTGAAGGTCGTGGTGCCCTTCACGGTCTGACCGGCCATCTCAGACCACAGCCTGACCTTGCCGTCGACCGCTCTGATGAAGCCGTTGCTCGACAGTTCCTCGTTTGTGAGGTCGGAATCGTCAAGCTGCTTCCTGTTGAGACGATACATCTCGTTGATCGGCATCACCGTGTTGCCGACCGTTATGAACCCGAGCTTTCGCAGCTTGGTCTTCTCGATCTTGAGGGCCGCAATCTGCTCTGGCGTGTAGTCCTTCATGTCTGTCGCCGAGATGTACCCGTTGGCCGTCTCGATGAAGTTGAAGCTGTCGGCTTCACCAGGTGGGAACTTGAACTTGCCGTGGTTGGCGAAGACCTTGATGTATTCCCAGAATTCGCTCTTCGGCTTAACGTTGTTCTTCGCGTAGCACTGCGCAATCGTCTTGTTGCTGAGCTGGACGGTCACGCACGGCCGGTTATTCTTGTTTCGGAGGCTGAACAGTCGAGTCGTGCCGGTCCGAAGCATCTCGCCGTACCCGTACCCCGAGCCGACGCAGTGGTTCATGTAATACGTCTCGCGTCGAAGGAGGGGATTGCTGGAATTGACGGTGTATCCACCGCTCTCGCTCTTGGTTCCCTTTGGGATCTCTCTCGCCAGCTCTGGATAGTCTTTGTCCTCGGCGTGCATGAATTCCACCCAGAACATTCCGTCTGGAAACTTGAGGAAGAGCTTGATCCTCGTCCCGCCAAGGTCACTCTTTGGTTCTCGCTTGAGCTCCTCGGAATCGACGTTCGTCTTCTCATTCTCAGCGGCCTTCTTCGCCTGTTGCTGGCCCCACCGGACGGCGTCTCGCATGGCGATCGGCACCTGATATCGCTTCAGGTCCTTTCCGTGCGGCATCATGCTGAGATAATCCAGGACGTGGATCAGCTGCTGTTCGAACTCTGGATCGATCTGCAGCCAGAACACCTCGTTGTGCTTGAGGTATTCTCGGATGTCTCCTCCAGGAGCCTTCTTGAACATCCAGTCCGGCAGCTTGTACCTCTGGGGATCGACGATCCTCTCCGCTCCTGCGAAGCCGGAGCCCTCGTCTCCGTACTCCGTGATCAGCCAATTCCTCAGGTTCGACTTGATCCAGAGGACGATGTTGTCCTTGTTCGTCTCTCTCGCATCCAAGTGCGACACGTGCTCGAGCGCGTTCTTGAGGATGCGTTCGACGTCGCCCATGTTGGCGACGTTCCGCTCCATCAAGATGCTCTCAGAGAGGCGCTCCGCGACGGCTCTGATGTCCTTAACCACGCCCAATCCTCGCTGTTGTGTTGTTGTCGGAGGCGATCTTGGTCCCGCGACCCTTACCCTCTGCGACGTAGACGTAGTACGATTCTTCGATCCCGCCGCGCCGCTCGCGCATCACGAGGAACTTGTGTCCGTCGCAGTCGATGACGTACGCCCTGTCGACGTGATACATCTCCGGATCGATTCCGAACGCTTCGAGAGCGATGTCGCCGTCGTTGACGCCGTGGCGGCCGAGGTACCCGATCAGGGCTCGCAGCGACCGTATCCCGGTACCGCCGGACTGCTGCGGGATCAGGTTCGTCGCGACCTTGATCTCCTCCAAGTCGGCCCCGAGCATGTCCCTGAAGAGCGGCCTGAACGCGCCGCGGATCTGACTCAAGAAATACCCTGGAAGGTGCCTGAGCTCGTACCACGAGATGTTCGGCGTGAAGCCGACGTCGACGTCGTCGTCTATCCGAGCTGGGAGGTCGTACAGCGGAACGACGGCCGGCAGGTTCTGGGGTTCTGGCGGCGCGTCTGGCATTCCGTCTTCGAAATCGAAATCGATCTCTCTGTCGTCCATCGGCGCGTTCCGCATGAAGTCTCGGAACGTCTCTGCGGCGGATGGATCGATCCTTGCAGCAGACGCGGCCGTCCTCGCCTGGTTGCGGCTCTTCGCCTTGATCTGGACCGGTTCCCTCTTGGTCTTTTCTGGAGAGACGGCCACGTCTCCCTTCGACGTCGGATCTTCGACGTCGAAGTCTATTCCGGAGATCTCTGCCGTCTTGACCTTCGACTTCGGGTCGTCTGCCTCGAGGATGAGGCGGATCATGTCTTCGTAATTGCTCATGGATATTACTTAGGCTCGCTCTCGCTCTTCAGCTCTTCGGTGGAGATCATCGTGAGGCCTCCCTGTCTGAGCATCTTGATCAGGTTGTTTCTGTCGGTTATGATGTTCGTGACGTTAGTCTGCTGCTGGCCGGTCGCAGCGACCTTCTGGCCGCCAGACATCTCCCACTTCTTGTTGAGGGCGTCGAGCGTCGCTCGCATGAGCTGAGCGCCGACCTCGCGGGCCTTGTTCTGGTCCTTGGGCGTCCACTGGCCGGCCTTCTCGAAGCTCTCGCGCATGGCTGTGATGCCGTGCGCGATGACGACGTCGACGTCGCTCTTGACCTGAGAGATCGCTTCGGCGTCGTCCGCCGCCTCGGCGACCTCGTGGATCTCTCGAGCGAACGGCATCATCCCGAGAGACTGCGATATCGGATCTGTCACTTCGACCTCGCTCTCTTCGGCTTCTTGGCGAGCTTCGGACCCTTCATGGCCTGCTTCTTCCTCATTCCCCTGTTCTTTAGGCCTCTGGCACCCCCAGTGCCGCCGCTGGCGGCAGGAACGTCCATGAATAGGTTTCCCTCGGTCATGACTTTGAAGTCCACGTCGTGCCTCTGGCACCACCACGACGCCGCCGCCCACTTGGCCGCGTTCCTCCCGACCAGCATTCTATCGCCGTCGTTCCGCGCGGAATCTGCGGACGCTTCGTGCGACGGTTTCACTTCGATCATCACCGACTTCTCGGACCCGGAAGAATCTCTGTACGACATGAAGAAGTCTGGAATGTAGATCTTCTGCTTGCCGGTGATCGGGTCGTGGTAGGGGATCTTTATCCCCTCCGGCTCGTAGGCCCACACGAGGACGTCGTCGTGCTTGTCGCAATAGTTGGCGAAGTGGACCTCCCACGAGCTCCTCAGCATGATCGGAATCGGACCGCTGTATTTCTCCGGTCGAGTCGGGACGAATCTCGTGAAGCCCAGGTTGCGTCCCACGCTCCTACTCCAACAGGTCGATCCAGGCGGAGCTGTCTATCGTCAGGTTCCGCATGAGGTCCGCCGCAGATTCGCCGCTCAGCCTGGCAGGCATCTTCGCCGATCGGCCTGGCTTGAAGCCGAGGAAGCCGAGAGACCCGAGCCTGTCCAGTAGGCCGACGGCTCCGACCGGGTTTCCGACGCGCGCCGCCCCGGCGATCAGCTGGACGGTCCTAGCGGCGTTTCTCAGGTCCTGGACCGGAGTCCCAGACGCCGCGGCTCCCAACAGCCCCCGCTTCAGGGCGTCCAAGCTGAACCCGGAATTCGCGAACGTGTCCGACAGTATTCCTGGCAGGGCCACGCCGAGCCGATCGACGAAGTCTCCGAATGCAGTGCCAGAATCGCCGAGTCCCAGCTGTCCGGACGTCGTGTCCTGAGCAGAACCGCCGATCTCGACGAGCGCTTCCTGGTGCTGGGCCATCGGGACGCCGAGCTCTTCGGAGAAGCCCTCGTACTCGATCGTGAAGTTGACCTCCACCATCCCGGTATTGTCGTAGTAGTCCAGGTCGCCGTGGGCGATGGACGAGACGATCGGATTCGCGAGCCGATAGATGTTGATGCTGCCAGGCGCCGTCCCGAGGTCGTAGATCGTGATCTCGCGGAAGAAGTTCCTCTTGTTCCGAACTCGCATCCCCACGGACGGCAGGTCGCCGGCTCGCTCTGAGGCCGTGCCAGGGAGCCCGTCGCCAAAGTCGCCGCTCGACTTCGCAGATCCGCTGAAGTGGTAGTGGTCCCTGTATGCCTTCAGCAGCCGCGCGACGTACGAGGGCGTGTCGTCGTACATCTTGACGGACACCGGACGATACTTGATCTTGGTCGGGACGTGCCTGACCGCGTTGTAGCTGTTGAGGGTCTCGACGGCGAATTCGACGGACGGGTGCCCGCACGACGCGAGCGCGGCGAGCATCTTGCCCTCGCGGACCGCGTCTTCGTACCACGACGGCCTGGATTCTTCGACCACGTCGAAGTGGGCGAACCACGTGTATTTCGGGCGCGGCTGGACGAAGACCGGAGAGGGAGCGCCAGAAGCGCTCCCACCAAAGCCCCGGATGGCGGAGGCGTAGTTGTCGTTCGGGAAGGCCATCTACGGCCCTCAGTTGTTCCCGCCGACGCCCGTCGTGAAGTCGCCGATGCGCCCGTCGATCTCCGGAGAGTGGTCGAAGGTGCCGAGGCGGTTCCCGTTGTGGTCGAACAGGATCGCGTTGTCGAATTGGACGTCGAGGTTGATCTCCATCGCCTTGGAATCCGTGTAGTCGAGCTCTCCGCTCTGAGATCCACCGAGGAAACACCCGACCACCGACCACCGCTCGATCACGTTTCCTTCGATGTTTCCGGTCGACGCCGCGCCGCCGCCGGCGAGGACGTCCACGTCGATCTCGAACTTGTAGTTCTCGCCGGCTCGGCTGGACGTCTGATCGAAGAAGTTGTGCTGCTTGCTGAGCTGCTGCTGGACCCTGCGGCTCACGGTGTTGTCGATGTCGTCGAGCAGCCTGATCTTCAGGGGCTGGACGAATTCGACCTTCGACGCGATGTAGACGGTGGAGACGTAGCTCCTGATCGTCACGGTGTCGAACTTGTACGACGGTCTGTCGATCTTCTGGATCGCTCGCGTCAGGTCGTACGGTGCGACTTCTCCGGGATCTCCGAAGTTGTAGAAGGTGACGCGGAATCGCTGGGACAGCTTCGGCTGCAGCGCCGCCGAACGGTCGCCGTTGAGGCCTGGCACGCCGAACGCAATCAACGAATTAATAGACGTGGCACGTACTCCTGAGCTTTGGGCATTCACCCGAATTACAGCCGTATGTATCGGCATTCTTCGACGTCGCATATATCATGTCACGAGACAATCTATGATCATCACATTCGACGAAGCTCTAGACCTGATCCATTCGCGCGAACGCCGGCACTACGTCTACGTTCTCCGTCGCCCAGACACGAAGGAGCCCTTTTACGTCGGAAAGGGCAGCTGGAGCAAGAAGCGCATGGGGACGAGGATCGCGAACCAAGTCATGGGAGCCAAGAAGAATACAAGACACCCCAAGTATGCGATCATAGCGTCTTATCAGAAGCTCGGACTAGAACCCCTAGTCGAGATCGACAGCTTCTTCGAATACGACGACGTCAAGGATGCGTACGCCAGAGAGAAACAGCTCATCGAGATCTACGGTAGAAGAGACCTGAACACCGGGACCCTCGCGAATCGCTGTTCTGGCGGTAGAGGGATTCCGAACCTGACGCCAGAGACGAGGAAGCGGATCGGAGATGCCCACAGGGGCAAGAAACTGTCGCCTGAACACGTCGCTGCAATTCTCAAAGGCCGAAGACACTACAGGCCGACGGACGAGACGAAGAGCAAGATTGCAGAATCAAACCGCGGCCAGAAACGTACCGACGAAACGCGCGCCAAACAGAGCGCCATAGCTAAGCTCAATGCCGAAAAGAGGTGGGCCGCGCGGCGTGAAAAATACGGACCGACTGGCTTCCCCCACCGCGAGTGGACGCCGGAACAGCGCGCGCGTCGGAGCGAACTAACGACGGCCCAATGGGAAAAGCGCCGCCCCAAACGCCAGGTCAGCTGACCCAGCCGCCTGCATTTTCAAGGTTCTCTCTCCATGGCTCTCTTCACCGCTTCGCACGGGCGCTTGATGTGCTTGATCACGCGTCCGTTCTCTCGTACGGCTGCGAGCTGGACCGCCTCTGAGGGGTTCTTGATGTACTGGATCGCCCAGCAGTTCTGCCGCACGGCCGCGATCTGGACCGCCTCGGACGGGTTCTCGATGTGCTGGATCGCGTATCCGTTCTGCTGCACGACTGCGAGCTTGACCTCTTCGGACGGGTTCCTGATGTAATAGATCGCCCAGCCGTTCTGCCGCGCGGCCGCTATCTTGACCGCCTCGGACGGGTTCTCGATGTGCTGGATCGCCCATCCGTTCTGCTCCACGGCTGCGAGCTGGACGGCTTCCGACGCATATTTCAATAGCCAAGCGTTCCTCGAGCACCACCTGACTTGGACTTCTGGGTCTCTATCGAACCGGAGCAGCTCCGCGTATCTCTCGTCCGTGTAACTTCCGGCGTAGAGGCTGCGATAGTACATCTTGCGATTCTTCGCGACTGCGATCTGCTCGTCGTCTGGGGACACGAGGAATTCTCCGCGCGGCCGCCACCCGTGATCCTGCAGGGACTCCCAGAAGAACTCATCGACGTTTTCGAGGAGGTGACGGATCCTCATCTCCGAGCGGCCTTCCTCACTGCCTCCGATGGGTTCTTTGATGTATTCGATCGTGCGTCCGTTCAATGACTCCCAGAAGAAATCATCGTCTTCGAGCAGGAGCGTCTCCGACGTCTGCGCTTCGGAGAGCTTATTCCGCCTCTCCTGGGCATAGCCGCTCCCGAGCGACGAATTGACCACCGTCGACACGAATGCCGGACTGACGCCGACCGGAGTCTTCGACGCTATCTTCCTGAGAGCGTCCATCGTCGTCGAGACCTCCATCCCGAGCCTGCGCGCCAGCGACAGCGGCAGCGACTTGACGCGGTCTTCCCTTGGCGCGACGTCCACGATCGTTCCGTGGTCCGTCGAGAACCTGTAGTTCTGGAGCGACACGCGCATCAGCTTCGGGCTGGAGCTCGCGAGAAGCTCGTCGATGTCCATGGCGAAGCGCTTCACCGCACCCTCGCTGATGTTGTCGTACGTCTTCTCGAGCTTCTTAGCGAAGTCAACGCTCTTTCCGGTGCCGACGTGGTCGAGCGGCTTGTGGTCCGTGGCGAGCAGGAGATAGAGGTTCCTGGCGTCGATCTTGTAGACCACGATGGCCTTTCCGTAGACCAGGTGCGCGTGGCGGTATCCGCCCCTCGGATACGACATGACGGAATCTTTCTTCCCCCACGAGAAGAGGTCGTTCGACCTGTCGATCCTGAACGCCACGAGCTCGTCCAGCCGCTTCTTGACCTCTGGGTCTCTGAAGCGCTTGATCTCCTTGTCGAACGCCGAGCTCCGCTTCACCGCCCTCGGTTCTTCTACGTCTGATACTCTCATATCCGGGCTGCCCTCTTCACCGCCTCTGACGGGTCCTCAATGTGCTTTATCGCGCGTCCGTTCTCTCGCACGGCTGCGAGCTGGACGGCTTCAGAGGGGTCCTCGATGTGTCGGATCGTATATCCGTTCTGCTGCACGGCCGCGAGCTTGACCGCTTCGGAGGGATTCTTGATGTGTTGGATCGCGAACCAGTCGCGTCGCACCGCGACGAGCTGGACCGCTTCCGGCGCGAAGTTCAACAGCTCTTGGTTCTTCTTGTACCACTCGGCCGCATTCTCATCGAAACTAAGCAGCTTCGCGTAGTTTGCCTCTGTATAATAGACGCCGGTGTCTACACCGCGGTAATACATCAGGCGGCCTCTCGCGACCACAATGCGCTGGTCGTCCGGAGACACCAGGAGATCGCCGTCTGGCTTCCACCC